AAGTGGAGAATTACTCACGATCAAAAGAAAAGAAGATGTATCTATGCTGGTCGTTGGTCATCTATGAAACAACCAAATGTTATAATAGAACTATGGGAAAGAGATAAAGACTTTCATTATGCATTACATGGTATAGAAAAATCTATTGGTGCAAAGTATGATGTCATTGACCCTTGTGATTATTTTAGAAAGTATACAGGTACATATAATTATGACTCAGAAAGATGTGAGTGCTTTGGTGAGTTTGATTACAACCAAGGCATGACATTAATATCTGAATCTATGTTTGGTTATAGTGGATTTCATCTTCCAAAGATGCCACATAATTATGGAGACAGATTTGAATATGCTCAAATGGAAATAATTGCCTGTGGTACAGTTCCGATATTTGATATGCATTATGGAAATCATAACAGAGCTGTAGATGGTAGTCTCTTTGCAGATCACCCTATTGCAATATGGAATGATAGAACTAATTTAGATATGACAATTGATTTGATACACACGGTAGCAGACGACCATACAACATACTATCAATATAACGAAGATGGTTTAGAATTTTTACATCAAGAAGCTGAGTCAAGTGTGGTTATACCTCACATGATAAGACATATCTGTATTATGGGTAAACAAGAAGATAAGTGGAATACACAGGACTTATTGAGAGAAGTTTATAAGACTGAAGAAGTATATGATGAATTTAATTATTTACTAGATAATAAGATCACAGCTCTTGGTGTAAAAGAAATTGATAATGGTGATCTAAGTTATTTTGAAAAGAAGGCAAGATTAGTACATAAGAATGTGAGTGAATTAAATACTCAATCATTGGAGGATTTCTTTGGATAGACCAAGTATAGTAATCGATATAGACGATACAATCTTATTTACGAATCATCAATACAAAGATGCGAAACGTAAGTATGGTGAGGCAAAACCAAATAAGGTTGTAATTGATGGTATGAAAAAACTTCATGACCAAGGTTATAAAATTATATTACATACAGCCAGAAGAATGTTAACCTTTAATGGTGACATAGATAAGATTATAGCAGATGTCGGATTAATAACACATAAGTGGTTAAGTCAACATGACGTGCCCTACGACGAATTAATATGGGGTAAGCCATATAGTTCAACCTATTATGTAGACGACAAGGCGATGAATTTACAGGAGTTTAAAGAATGGACAAATTCAATTTAATAATACCAGCTGCTGGAGCAGCCACACGTTTAAGACCTCTATCGTCTAACACGTCGAAAGTGATGGTACGTGTAAATGGTAAACCTTGCCTAGACTATATTATAGAGGCAGTCAATGGAGCCGTTGACGAAATAGTCGTGGTTGATGGCCAATTCACAGACATCAGAGAATACTGTAAAGTGAAACATCCGAAGGTAAGGTTTGCTAATCAACCATCTTTTGATGGTCCTAGAGATGCAATAAAAATTGGAATGGAAGCTTTAAAAAATAGTGGAAATCCAGTTGTTGTGTGGTTAGGTGATGCGATCATTTTAGAAAAAGGTATGCCATTAGGTCATGACTTCTTATTAACAAAAAGAGTTCAAGATCAGTCAGCTTGGTGTATGTGGGATGGTCGAAACTATTATAATAAACCTAAACAACCAATAGAAAATTGTAATGCTTTAGTTGGTTTGTATTCTTTTAGTGATGGTGTTGCAGCTTTAAATGCTTTCAATAATACAGATGGATATGATATATCAGATGCTCTCATTGAATATGTTATGGATAAAGATACAACATTTGCAGAATATATTACTGATCAGTGGTACGATATAGGTGACCTTCCAACATATTATAAAACCTGTGCAGCCTTGTTAAACACAAAAGCTCGTGCATTTAATAATTTACATTTTGATTCAGATTTAGGAACAATCAGAAAGCAACCAGACTATCACGATAAAAGCTCATTAGATATTTTAAGACATGAAAAAGAATGGTACGATGAGTTGACACCAGAACAATCTATGTTTACTCCTAGAATATTACCACACCCTGTTGATTTAATTATGTCATATGAGAGTGGAACCTTACTAAGTGATTTAATGTTATATGATAATATACCAGATAGTCATTGGGATTATATACTAGACAGAGTGTTTAATATTAAATTAAAGTATTTTAATAATAGAGTTACTGATATGAATTATATAAAACAATTCAGTGAAATATCAGAAAAGATGTGGATTCAAAAAGCTATGGATAGACTAAATGAAATGAAAACTCAGATTAAAACTCCATTATTAGAATACGCAAGAGAGATACACGAAAGCACATCACCAATATTTGGTATGCATGGTGATTTGCATTTTGGTAATATTTTATATAATCAACAAACAGATCAATTCAAACTATTGGATCCAAGAGGAGACTATGGTGGAATGGGTGGTACAGCCGGCGATGATATTTATGATTGGGCAAAACTTGCACATGATTGTGTGTATGGTTATAATGCTATAGTTGCTGATGTACCACAAAACGAATATGTGAAAGAAGCATTTATTCGTAAATTAGATGAATACAATTTGCCTAAAGATATAATATTAAAAGGTGGATTATTATTACTTGCTACTTGTATACCATTACATTATGATGATAAAGATAGGCAAGAGAGAATGTTAAAGAGGGTAATCAATGAATTATAGTTCTATTATACCACTGATAGGTGGAGAGAGTATCGCGGTAATGAATAAACTTAATGGTCAATTGCCAGAAGAAGTTTTATCATATACAGGTTTTGCAGATAACGATAGTCATTATATTAATTATTTAAGAGAAAAGAAAAATTGGAAAGGCGAATATGTTTTCCTAGATGAAAAGACAAACCATAAACCAAAGAAAGTCGATGTGGTAAATACAGTTTGTCCTTGTGCAGGTCTTTCATCATTATCACAACACAATGTTCGTAATGAAGGTCACAATGATTGGATGTACGAATCATCACATTATGTTTTAGGTAAGATACAACCAAAAGTATTTTGGGGTGAGAATGCACCAAGACTTGCAATGGAACCCGGTAAAGAAGTCGTAGAGAAACTAAGAGAAATCGGTAAACAATATGGATATACTTTTAGTGTCTACAAAACAAAATCCTTAGTACAAGGTTATAGTCAAATAAGAGATCGTACATTTTATTTCTTTTGGAAAGGTGATAAGGTACCTCTATTAGATTATATACATAGACCACATCAAAAGATAGAGGACCTATTGAAATCTGTAAAGAATGTTAAAGGTGACCCTATGAGTGAAGTACCTAACCAGAAGAAACCATCAGACGATCCTGTCTATAAGTATTTCTTAGAGAAAACTGGCATGACACATGCTGAGTTTGTCGAAGCTTTACCACAACCGAATATGAATTTATATGACTATATGGATTATATTGGTAATGAAACCAAAGGTGGTAGT